CCCGCACCCATCCCCCGATAGTCCCGGCAACCGCCGCCGGTTGCGCACCGGGCAATGTGCGCAGTGAACTCCGCGTCTAGCTGCTGCCGTCAGGCGAGGTGCAGCGAAGGGCAGCTATCCAGCGGGGCCGGATCAAGCCCTGTGAGTCCTCATGGATGGCGATTTACTGAAAATATATTTTCAATCTGTTGGTGCAACCCGCACAAAGAGCGTGTATAATATCTACATGCACCGGGAATTCTGATGCACCAGGCGCCTCGCTGATACAGGGGCTGGAGATTGAAAATGGCTAAATTTATTGGTTACACAGTTGGTCTTGAGTGCAACAAAGGTGAGCAAGTTGGAAAGCTTGTCAAAGTTGAGTATTCAAGAAACTCAGATCACACAGTCAGTCTGAGCGCCGTAAGCGGGCGTAACTATGCCAAGTTGCCCGGCGCCGCAGTAATCAGCGCAGAGCAATACGAAGACCGTCCAAGCGACCCGTATGACAACATCGCTGAAGCACGGTGGGCGCTGGCAAAAGTCGGCTACACCCTGATGGCAGACGATTGCGAGTAAATGACCGCCCATACAAACCGGGGCCAGCGAGGCCCAAGCGCAAACCCCACCCCGGACACCATCCGGGCAACCCGCGCCGCTGCTGCGCTTACACAAGTTGCAGCCGCTGCGCTGGTTCACAGCACCGAAAGGGCGTGGCAGAGCTGGGAGGGCGGCGAGCGCCGGATGCACCCTGCGGTGTTCGAGCTGTTCTGCAGCAAAGCGGGAGTGCAACATGGGCCTGTTTGACGTGGGCGGCAAGTTCAAGCCGCGCAACGTGGCGGGCGTGAAAGCGACCCGCTTCATTGAGCCTCACGATTGCGAAGAGATCGCAGAGTACCGGGTCAAGTATGACAACGCGGTCAAGCTGGCCACAGACGTAGGAGCGATGCCGCTGAATTTCCGCGCGTTCGTGATCTTGGACGGCAAGTTCATTATGGGCGATCTGATCGAAGCCCTGATCGTGCAAAACAACTGGCTTTGCGAAGAGCTGACGATATCGACCCTGAGCATGAGCCAGGCCAACATCGACAGCCTCGCAAACTTGGTGAATGGCGACTATCTCAAGCAGCTCAATATCATCATCTCGCACTTCTACTTTGCGAACGAGCGCCAGGGCCTGATGCCCTACCTCTATGAAAAGCTGGATGTGAACGATGTTTTGCAAGTGGCGGTCGCCAGCGTGCACACCAAGATCGCCATGATCCGCACCGCTTGTGGCAAAAAGATCACGATTCACGGGAGCGCCAACCTGCGCACCAGCTCCAACATCGAGCAAATCGTGATAGAGCACACGCCTAGCCTGTTCGACTTTTGCGCCGAAGTGCATCACGGCATCATCGAAGCGCACAAGACCATCAACAAGCCCGTTCGACGCACCGCCCTATGGTCGGCCGTCTTGGGCGCCGATCAACCGTCAGACGCCGCCATCAACGTGAGCGCTGGCATGTAAACGCAAGGGGCAAGCATGGCAACAGGATCAAGTCGGTACGCGAAGACCAACGCGAAGGTAAAAATTGCCATCGCAGAGCGCACCGCATCACGCACAGCCGCCGCAGCACGCTCACCGCAGCGCCGCGCATCCTGACAGATTGAGACGTGGCCCAACCGTCCCCACTCAGTCCCAGGCAGTGGGACGAAATTCAGAAGCGCTTGCTTGCTGGCGAGCCGGGCCGGGTCTTGTCGCGCGAGTTCGGTGTATCAGAAACGGCCATCCGTAAGCGCTTTGGTTCGCAGACGAAAACGATCAAATCCGTAGGCGATCAACTGTATACGGCCGAGAAAAGAGTCCGAGAGCTGCCCCTTGGTTCGCAACTGATGGTTCGCACGTTCGCAGACGATTTGCACGCGATGAACCTACACATGGCAGGCGCTGGAAAGTTCAACGCGGCGACGGCCCACAGACTCTCTGGCATCGCAAATGGTCAAGTCGGCAAGATTGACGACGCGAACCCGATGGACACGCAGGAGGTGCTGCAATCCATATCGGCGCTCACGAAAATGAGCAACGAGGCAGCGCTGATTCCACTTGGGCTTATCAAGTCCAACAACGACCTGATGCGCGAAAGTAACCAGGAAGAGGTAAGCAAGAAGCCGCCGGTGCTGGATTTTGCTTTTGACAAGTGAGCCTGCACCCCAAGCAGCAGGCCGCGCTACGGACAAAGGCCACTGAAGTTTTGTATGGCGGCAGCGCCGGCGGGGGAAAGTCCCACCTCATTCGCGTCACCGCCATCATGTTTTGCTACTACGTGCCGGGTGTGCAGGTGTACCTGTTTCGTCGACACTACGCCGACCTGTACAAAAACCACATGGACGGCGCTGGTTCGTTCCCGCAGATGCTGGCCACAATGGTCGATTCAGGTGAAGCCAAGATCATCATGGGCGAGATCGAGTTTAAGAACGGATCAAAGATTCACCTGTGCCACTGCCAGCACGATAGCGACGTGACTAAGTATCAAGGGGCAGAAATTCACGTCCTGCTGATGGATGAGCTGACCCACTTCAGCGAAAAGGTTTACCGCTTTTTGCGCGGCCGATGCCGCATCGGCGGGCTTCAGGTGCCTGAGCAGTTCGCGGGCAAGCTGCCCATGATCTTGTGCGGAAGCAACCCAGGCGGTATCGGGCACAACTGGGTGCGCGCCACATTCGTGAGCGCCGCGCCGCCGATGGACATCATTCGCCAAGGCAAACTTGAAGGCGGCATGCTGCGCCAGTTTATTCCGGCCAAGCTGGAGGACAACCCAACCCTGACCACCAACGACCCGGACTATTTGGACCGGCTGGAGGGCTTGGGCGATGCCGCGCTGGTGAAGGCCATGCGAGACGGCGATTGGAACATCGTGAGCGGCGGGGCATTGGATGACGTGTGGACCCCGCGCGTCACCGTGCCACGGTTCACTGTGCCGAGCAGCTGGCGAGTGGACCGCTCTTTTGACTGGGGTAGCACACACCCATTCAGTGTTTTGTGGTGGGCAGAATCCGATGGGACGGAGGCCGCGATGGCCGATGGCAGCAAGTTTTCCCCGCCACGCGGCAGCCTGGTGCTGATGCATGAATGGTATGGATCCGTTGGACCGAATCAGGGCCTGAAAATGTCCCCGCGCGATGTTGCAAAGGGCATCGTCGAACGAGAAGCCGCACTGATCGCAGGCGCATGGATCTCAGGCGCGCCCAAGCCCGGCCCAGCAGACAACCAGATTGACGCCGTGAGCCAACCAGGAACCCCGACCATTGCAGGCGAAATGGCCAGTGAGGGCGTGAAGTGGACCGCATCCGACAAAGCGCCGGGAAGCCGCAAGATCGGGCTTGAGTTGATGCGCTCGCGTTTGAGAGAGTCTGGCAAAGAACGCCCCGAGCACGCCGCGCTTTACGTCATGGCGCATTGCATCAACGCCTTGTCAAATTGGCCTGTTTTACCGCGCGACCCGCGAAACCCCGATGACGTTGACACCAACGCCGTCGATCACGATTACGACTCAGCCAGATACCGAGTTCTGGCTGCCAAGCGCCAGACCGCACAGCTTCGCCCGATCCGTGGCCTAGCCTGACCCCCCCGCCCCAAGGGCAACATCAAACCCCGCAGACGCTGCCCAACCCGCAGCGCGCTACCGCATGGGCGCCTAACCCGCGCCCCGTCACGCATGGCCGTATCCATCCCACACCCAGACTATGTGCGCCACCTGCCCGAGTGGCGGGCGATGGCGCAAGCCGTCGATGGTGCGCTGGCAATCAAGGCCGACGCGCGCAACCTGCCCAAGCCGTCCGGCATGATCGAGGCCGAGCGCAAAGACGCCACCGCACTGCACCTTTACGCCGCCTACACCCAGCGCGCGCAATATCCGCTGTGGGTGCGCGACGGTGTGCGGGCAATGATGGGCCTTGTCGCGCGCCAGGTGCCCGCCATTGAGCTGCCCAGCCGCCTTGCGTACATCGAGGCGAACGCCACAGCCGATGGTTTCAGCTTGCAACAGCTTTTCGTGCGCGTGGTGCGCGAGGTGCTGACGTATGGCCGCGTGGCACTGGTGGTTGACGCCGATGACGCCGGGCGCGCGTTCATTGCACTCTACCCCGCAGCGAGCGCCATCAACTGGAAAACCCGCAAGGTGCAGGGGCGCGATGATCTGGTACTGGCTGTGTTTGCCGAGGAAAAGCCCAAGGACACGGTTGACGAATTCAGCCACGATGTCGAGGTGGTGTACCGCGTGCTGGACCTGCCCGATGGGCGTTTGCGCGTGCGGGTGATGGGGCCAACGGGCGGCGCCATTGAAGAGCGCAACCCGCTGACCGCAAGCACCCGGCGCGCGGCCCTTGAATATCTGCCGGTGGTGTTCTGCGGCGCAACCGACAGCACCCCGGACATTGACGATGTGCCCCTGCTGGCGATGGCACAGGCCGCGCTGGTTGAATATCAACTGAGCGCGGACTACTACACCGCGCTGCACCAGACCAGCCACGCTCAGCCTTGGGTGTCGGGCCTGGATGACAGCGCGGAGTTGTCCGTGACCGGCCCGTCTGCCGCATGGGACCTGGGCGCCAATGGAAAGTGCGGCTACCTGGAGTTTCAGGGCCATGGCATCGAGGCGGTGCGCCAGGCGATGGCCGACCAGAAAAACGCATCAGCCGAGGCGGGCGCGCGTGTCATGGATATGGGAGGCGTGGAATCGGGCGAGGCGCGCAAGACCCGCCAAAGCGACCAGCACGCCACGCTGCACAGCGTGGTGATGATCGCGGCCGAGGCCATTGAGCAGTGCCTGCGTTACGCCGCCGATTGGGAGGGCATCCCCGACACCGAGGCGGTGCAATTCACCGTGGTGCCAGAGTTCACCCAACCGCGGGCCGATCCGCAAGTGCTGCAGCAGTTGCAGGGCGCCGTGATCGCGGGCGGTGTGAGCTGGCAGACATATTGGGACGCGCTCACGACCGGCAAGCTGCCCGAGCGCAGCTATGAGGACGAACAGGCGCTGATGGACGCCGCAGGCCCGGCGCTCGGTAGCCTGACCGATGATTGAGCCGCAGGAGGCCGCCGACCTGGTGGTTTTGCATGCCCTGATGTTGCAGCGCTACAGCGAGGGCGTGGCCAGGCGAATTGTGGCCACCCTGAACCGGGCCGACAAAGACATTTTTTCTCGCCTGCAACTGGCGCTCGATGCCGCGCCCGGCGACGTGAGCGCGCAGGCCGCGTATCTGGAGAGCTTGCTGGCATCGGTGCGCGGCTTGAACGGCGCCGCCTACCGGCAGATCGAGGCCGCGATGCAGGCCGACATGCTGGCGCTGGCCGGTGTGGAGACGACATTCAACGATCGCCTGTACGGTGCAATGGCCGGTTCGGTGCCGCTGGCCGCCGTGGGGGCTAGGAGCGCCTACGCCGCCGCGATGGCCAGGCCTTTTCAGGGCGTTCTGCTGCGCGAAGCCGCCGCCGAGCTGGGCGAAGCCCGTATGCGCCGAATACGCGACGCGGTGCGCATCGGCTTTGTGAGCGGCAAGACGACGACGCAGATCGTGAAAGATCTGCGCGGGACGCAGACCGCAGGCCTTGCTGACGGGCTGCTTGAGGTTGACCGCAGGCACCTGACAACCGTCGTTCACAGCGCGCTTGGACACACCGCCGCGACCGCGCGGGATCAGTTTTTCAAGGCCAACAAAGACGTGATCGCCAGCGTTATGTGGCTGAGCACCCTGGACGGCAAAACGTCCGAGCCCTGCCGACTGAGGGGGAACAAGCGGTATTCAGCCGATGCGAAAAAGCCTATTGGCCACGCGCTGCCCTGGGGTGCCGGACCGGGCCGATACCACTTCCGATGCCGCTCTACTGCCATTGGCCTGTTGCCCGGTCAAGAAAAGCCATTCGGGATGCGCGCAAGCAGCGACGGCCCGGTTGATGCAAACACAAGCTACGGCGCGTGGCTTGGGCGGCAGTCGGAGTTCACGCAAAACGAGGTGCTGGGCGTCAAGCGCGCCAAGCTGTTTCGAGACGGTGGCCTGAGCATCGAGAATTTCAGCACCAACAAAGGCGAATTTATCAGTTTAGAGCAGCTCCGCAAGACGGACGCCGATGCGTTCAAGCGCGCCGGGCTGTAGCATCGCCGTGTGCTCCACCTTGTCCCGCCAACCCCACCCACTCCCGCCGACGAGCTGCGCCAGCGCATCCGCGAAAACGAGCGCTGGGACGGCGATCTTCAATGCAACCGCTGCGGATGCCGAACCGCTATCACCTTGGTGCAAGGCGCGAAACTGAGAAAAGGCCGCGTCACCGGCGGCGTGGTGCTGGCCCGATACGCCTGTGCCGAATGCTGGGCACGCGGGGCGCACGTTGAGATGCGCAACCCGCTGACGCCGATCAAGTAATCCCGATCCACACACACAAGCCGCTGATTCACCCCAGCGGCTTTTTGCTTTTCCAACGCCCGGTAATGCCGGGTGCCATCCGCAGGCAACGCCTACCCCCAACCGCTCCCAAAGGGATACAAACCCCATGAACCCCAAGAAACTACACCGACTCCAGAACGCGCAACCCGAAGCAGACGGCGGGGGCAATGCCATCGCGCCCGAAGTGCAGGCGCAGATCGACGCCGCTGTTGCTGCCGCCACAACCGGGCTTTCGAACAAGAACCGCGAGCTGCTGGGCAAGCTGAAGGACGCCAGCAGCAACCTGCAACGGTTCGACGGCATCGACCCAGATGCGGTGCGCAACATCCTGTCGAAGTTCGCCAGTGATGAAGAATCCGCACTCATTGCCAAGGGCGACATTGACTCGGTGCTGACCAAGCGCACCGAGCGGATGCAGGCCGACTTTGGGAAAAAGTTGCAGGCCGAGTCAGACGCGCGCACCCGCGCCGAAGCCAAGGCCGCCAAGCTGGCCGATGGCACGCTGGCGGGCAAGCTGCGCGACGCGGCGACGCGATCTGGTGCATTGCCCGAGGCGCTGGATGACGTGGTGCTGCGCGCACGCGGTATGTGGCGCCTGAATGACGACGGCGAACCCGTGGCCATGAATGGCGACCAGGTGGTTTTGAGCAAAGACGGGCGCACGCCGCTTGCTCCGGGCGAATGGGCCGAAACCCTGAGAGAGAACGCGCCGCATTTGTGGCCCCGTGCGCAGGGCATGGGCGCAACTGGCGCGTCTTCGGGTGGCCGCAACACCTACACCCCCGCCAAATTGGGCGGGACCAAAGCAGACCGGGTAGCCGCCATTGCCGCGCGCTTCCCCGATCTGCGCAACAACTGATAAACAACGCCCAAAACGGGCAAAGGAAACGATATGGCTCTTAACCAAATGACCGTGTTCAATGAATACATCATGCCCGC